CCCTGTGTGTGGGCATAGTTGACCGACTAACATGCTACTCTTTTTTACAATGTCCTATATAGAAAATATTTCTTTTATTCAACTGATTCTATATACCAAAACCGCTACGCATCGATAACCGTTAGCAGACGGCGCATTTTAGCCTCATAAACTTGGTTTTTGGGCTTTTACCCACTATGGTAGGCGACCAAGACCACAAATTCGCATAGTATATGGAATAGGGGGGTTAACAAAATACCACCCCTTCATATCTCCATGAAACCAATTGAATAAAAACGGTTCTCCAATTCTATACAAATCGCTATAATGTTCTATTCTTTTTGGAAGTCTTATATGGACTTCTTGAGGTCTGCATTTTTTTGGCATATAAGAAATAGGCACATTTATAAGTTGAGCAAAGCACGTTTATAGTAAGTACACGCATTATAGCGCATGGGTTTAGAAAGTAAAAAAAGACTGACCATTTCGATAGACAAAGACTTGGTTAAATGGGTTGAGGAGAACATTAAGGCGAAGCGTTTTGCGACAAAAACGCACGCCATTGAATACGCGCTTTCGTATTTGCGCCAAAAATCGGACGGTATATCGCGGATGAAGAGCTGGACAGACGTTTGTCGACTTAATGAGGAGGGAGAGGTTTGCATTCCGTTCATGTTGTCCGCTGAAGACGCGCTCCGGCGAGACCACCCCGAACATGCACGCCCGGCAGCAGAGGGAAAGCCCATTGATCTGCAAGGCAGGGGCTTTGATCTGACTGAGGGGCATCGTCCGAAGTTCCCGTATTTCTATTTTTATTCTGACAAAGACATTCAAATAAATTTGGAAATCGATCTGTCTCAAACTGTGGCGCAAGTTACTGTTTGGGGGAAGAACGAAAAGGGGCATTTCGAACAACGTGGGGCTGGAAAGTACGACTTCGTGCGCAGGCACTGGACTGGAAAAACTGGGACCGTTTTGCCTGACGCAGCACAAAACCTCACCGACTTCGCGGAGAAGTTGTCCGAGGCAGCGCGTCGAACATGAGATATACGTAGCCTCCATGTAATACAAAGACTTTCATATATTTAATCACATGTAGATTTCCTATGAGGTAAAAACATGATGCGAAATTGCGAAATTGAGGAGGGTCGGCTGACCCCCGACATACCTCCTCGATATGTTCGAATATCCTCCGACGCCCAACCACATCGAAATTTTTCAAGGCGGTTAGGTGGTGTTTAGTTTGTTTTCGGGCCTTATATTACTTTCTATTCTCAAATTCGATAGCCATGGGTGGATTTTCGAGTTATTGGGGGCGGGGCGATGAGCACAAAAGACCGTATCGCCGCCGAAGTGGAGGGGGCGACAGAAGGCAAGCGCCGTGCTGATTGGAATACCTCCAAAAAAGCGATTTTAGCTAAGACAGAAGGCAAGGTCCTGGAAGAAGATGAGTATCTCAACACAAGCGGGGAAGTTGTCAAAGATAAACCCCAAGATATTGAAATCGAAGACCTTTGCCTCCCTGTTTTAGATGGGTCTGGCGAAGTGACAAAGTGGATTTTCTCTCCGTCAAGGTCACGGAACGCTCTTCTCAGGCGTTATCGCTTGTTAATGGAGATCACAAATGATAAAAAAATTTGGGGATACAACAATCATACAGGGGTTTGGGTTGACAGCGCCACTCCATTTCTACTTAACGAGCTTTACGAGAAGGCAGGGGATGTCGCCACTAAGTTCAAGGTCGCTGAAGTTGTCGATCGACTTAAGGCAAAGCTGCAAACCGAACCAGTAACGTTCAATGAAGATCCGTTTTTAATGCCTCTCAAAAATGGCGTTATCAATCTGAGAGAGGGGGCAGGATCATTCAGACCGCTTGAGTCTGATGATCATGTGACGTTTCTGTACAATGCCAAGTGGGATCCTGATAACGCAGATTGGAGGCCATTCCTGTGGTTCTTGTGTTCATCGTTGCCAGATCCCGCCGATGTCCTTACGGCGTTGGACATCACAACTGCAATCGCTCTTCGTGTCCCCTTTGATGTGATCTGTTTGTTATTTGGCGGCGGCTCAAACGGAAAGGGCATCTTCGAACGAGTACTTCAAGCATTGTTTACCCCTAAACGGAGTACTGCTATCGAACTTGGGGAACTGAAGAGATCACGTTTTGGCCCCGGTGCGCTGTTAAATAAGGACCTCTGGATCGTTAGCGAGGTTGAAAGTGCAAAGGATGCTACCAGCGCTCTCAAAAAGATTGCAACCGGGGAGCTACTTGACGTTGATGTGAAGTACGGGGATCGGGTTCAGGGAAGGCCCCATGTCATACCAATTTTGGATGCGAATAATGCCTTTGAATTTGGTGACGACTCCTATGGGAAGAAAAGACGGATCAACCGGCTCGATTTCTGCTACACTTTTGGAGATGACCCTGGAATGAGGCCAATGGATAGGCATCTTGAAGAGAAGCTTACACGACCTGAAGTGCTCTCTGGGATTGTTCAAATTATAGCGGCGCGGGGTCCTGCCTTGGCCCAATCTCGGCGAATTATGACTAGAAAAGGGGCTGAACTGCAAGATCAAGAATACAAGAGGCAATTGTATTCTTTGCACTATTTTTGCGATGAATGCTTAGACGAGGGGTCTGACGGGTTTGAGGTGCGGCTAACGTCAGATGAGGTATATGAGGCCTATCTGGAATATTGCAAGCTTTACTCTGTCCCTACACCTTCAGCAAGGGCTCCTTTTGGAAAGTATCTCAAAGAGAGGTTTGGAGTGAAATCTGAGAGGACATCCACAATAGTCGACGGGGAGACGAAATATATTAGATACTATCCAGGCCTTTATATAATCAAATCTCCAAAAGTTGCTTATGCAGAGCTACATACTGATTATGCTAGTATATGCCAGGATATGCCAGCACTATGCCAGGAGTGGGTAAAGGATAATGGTGTTACGTTATCGGTTATGCCAGCTATGCCAGCAAATCACATTTTATCATGTGTAATAGAAGAGATAAAGAGAATGTACAAATATATACAATCTTGTGAAGATAATTCTCAAATTACGTATAAGAGATATGTTGATCAATTTGCTGGCATAGCTGGCATAGCTGGCATAAACAATAGCAAGCACACCTCCAAAGAAAACTCTTCCCGGCATAATGCTGGCATAGTTCCTGGCATAGCTGGCATAGTATCGCCGAAGTATCCCCCCTCTTCTGAAATGGAGCAAACCCTCTCCGAGATGGAAAGGACAGGGGATTCGTACAATGAAGAGGCTTTCCAATTGGAATTTGAATTGGAGTCGGTAGACGCAGCCAGAAATATCTTAAGATCGCATGGCTGGAAAAAGGATAAAGGTCCTCTTTGGTACCCCCCCAGTCGGATGTCTCAGAACTCGGGGGTGTCCTAATGCCTGCATATAAAAACGGCACGCGTAAGAATCGCTGGAAGACTTTAGATCAATACATTCGATATCGTGCTCGTTCTTCTACACCCAAAGGGATCAGCGACAGAAGGGAATTGCGTCGCATTGCTGAAGATTTTGCTGTCTCGCCTGATGATCTTAGGGGCAAATTAAAGCGCAAGGGATGGATTCGTGAAGCCTCACCTTCGGGTTGTGTTATTTTCTGGGTTCCCCCTGTATCACATAAAGGATAATGTCAGAAGTTATTTATATATTCATTGTACATTTGTACAATGGGTGATGTGTAATTGGCGAAAGGAACCCCCGTCTCCGAGGCAGAAGAGGCGGAGATATGTGAAGCTCTCAAATCTGGCAAATCCCAAAACCAGACGGCTAAAGACTTCGATAGAGCACCCGACACCATCCATCGAATAGCCGACAGAAACGGCCTCGTATATACGAGCCCTAAAAAAGCCCACGAAGCCAGGACCCGCTACGCATCCGAAGAGCGGATTGGGTTACTAGCCAATTGCCTCGATAAAGGTCGTGATCTTCTCGCCGAATGCGAAACACCCAGAGGTTACAAAGATCTCATGATAGGAATCGGGATCGGCCTTGATAAAAGGCACCAGGAAGAAGGCGGCGGTGGTTCCTCACTTGGTGAAATCAAGCTACTCTTTTCGAAGATGGAGGCCGAATCATGACCTTCCAAATCCCGACCGGTAAGCAGCGGGACTTTTGTCTTAACTCCGATGCGAGGGTCAATATCAGTCATGGTGCAGTTCGAAGCGCCAAAACAGTAGGCGCAAACGTCAGATGGTTGAAGTATCTTTGGGATACTCCGAACGAATACAACCTACTGATGGTAGGCAAAACCCAAACCAGCCTCGAACGAAACGTCCTTCTGCCTATCTCCATGTTGGTAGGTCCTCAGAACTATGATTATAAGCGATCTCTGAAGGTGGCCACCATTTACGGGCGGCGTATCATGGTTGAAGGCGCTAACGACGAAGCGGCATATTCGAAGATAGCAGGCCTAACCCTAGGTGGTGCCTACGTCGATGAAGGTTCATTAATTCCTGAAAGCTTCTGGAACATGCTCATCTCCAGGCTATCAGAGAGGGACGCCCAACTTTTCGCCACATCGAACCCTGGCAACCCCTCACATTATCTCAAAAAGAAGTGGATAGACCGAATCTTCGAGCTTGATTTGAAGACCTGGCATTTTGGACTTGGTGATAATCCGCACCTTGACCCTACCTATGTGAAAGAACTTAAACGCCAATTTGGGCCGCCTGGTAGTTTATTTTACCAGCGTTACATTGATGGCTTGTGGGTGGCCGGTGAGGGGTCGATTTACAAGAACTTCAACAAAGACCTTCACGTAGTCCCTCACCTTCCCGAAGGTAGGATATCCGAGATGAGGGTGGCCGTAGATCCTGGAGCCACCCACCCAACAGCGTTTTTGAAGGCGTTTAGAGTCGGTGAAAAATGGTACATCGTTGGAGAATACCGCAAATCCGACAAGTCCCCGGCTGAAGTATCCAAGGATCTGAATAGCTTCTTGGGTGGGATGTACCCCACCTCAATTGACGTAGATCCGAGCGCCAAAGCTCACCGGCTCCAGTTTGTGGGCGATGGAATCAACGGCGTGATGAAGGCAGACAACAGCGTTTTGGATGGAATTCAAAAGACCATCACCGCCTTTGATCAAGGCTGGCTTCAGATCGTTGGCCCTCTCTGTCCTATGCTCGTTGAAGAGCTGGAAGGTTACAGATGGAACCCCAAGGCCACTGAGCAAGGCAGAGACGAACCAATAAAAGAAAATGATGACCTTTGCGATTGCTTGCGCTACGTGGTTAACAGGATCAACAAGAGCAGGCGCGTTACCATTTCTAGGAGATGTTCATAATGACTGTACTTACAAATCTAGACTTTCTCAAACCTGGTCAGAAGTGGCCACCTGATAACGCGCGCCTTGATCGGTACGCAAGAAACAGGTTGTTGATGGAAGGTGATCACGATCTAGTCTTCACCGGCCTAAACGAAGATGACGCACCCAGGATAATCAAGATGCGTCTCAATTGGTTCAAGAGGATATGCACACTCTTTGGCGATTTGGCCACCGGCAACCCCCCAAAGATCACGGCTGAAGAGCAAACTACCATTGATAGGATCACCGAGGCAAATTCATTTGGCCTTACCATTTACGACCTTATTGGCGATCTCATAGCCTTTGGTGACGCCGTTCTTAAGGTGAGATGGGATGGTAAACGAGGGGTAATATCCCGTATAGATCCTGGCCACTGGTTCCCTGTGGTGGATCCTGATGATAGCGCCATCTTTACACATCACGTATTGGCCTGGGTGGTTACTCATGGTGATGAAAAGTATGCCAAAATCGAGATCCACACACCCGGTGAGATCGAACATAGGTTATTGAGGCTCACCACTGATGGAAAAGAGATCAAGGAATCGGTAGGCTTGGCCACGATCCCAAGATATTCCAAGCTGAAGCCCAAAGAA